AGATTTAGAGTATGAGAATCTATTGAAAGTATTTACCGGTAACAAAAAACCACAGCAACTCTCAGCTGGATTTGCCCGTGGTATTCAAATGGGACTTAAAATGTCCACTCAGGTTAAACAGGTAGGTTGTTCAAACCTTAAAACTTTGATTGAAGGTGACAAACTTTTAATTAATGACTTTGACACTTATTCTGAGTTAACCACATTTGAACAACACAAAACATCGTTTGCCGCTGCAGAAGGTGCCAACGATGATATGGCTATGACTTTGGTTATTTTTGCTTGGGCAACCACTCAAAAGTACTTCAGAGAAATCGTAAACCATGATATTCGTAAACAGATTCAGTTGGAAAACATGAATCAAATAGACGAAGATGTACTGCCAGCTCCCATTATTGAGACCGGTTTAGATAGACCGTATGAAATTATAGATGGTGATTTATGGGAAAACGCAGATGGTTCGGAAGTTTATTCGGGTTTAATGAGAGATGTTATTAGGAATCTCTAAATATGACCTTACATAAATATTCGTATGGTATCTTAATTGCCAATATAACATCATATTCAAGGAGATAATAAAATGGCATTTCAAATCTCTCCAGGCGTAAATTATTCTGAAGTTGACTTAACAACAGTAGTACCTTCAGTTTTAACTACGGCCGGTGCGTTTGCTGGAACTTTTACATGGGGCCCAGCACAAAAACGAATTCAAATTAATAATGAAATTGACTTAGTTACTAAATTTGGTAAGCCAGATAGTAATTCAGCCACTTCATTTTTTACTGCTGCTTCATTCTTAGCTTATGGAAACAACTTAACGGTTGCTCGAGCAGTTGGTGTCAATTCAAAAAATGCTCGTGCAAACACTTTAGGTTCAGCAATACAAATTAACAACGAAGATGTATTCCAAGCCGCTTATTTAACTGGTACAGCAGGTTCAGCAGCAGGTCCAATCTTTGCAAGATATCCTGGCGCTTTAGGTAATTCATTGGTAGTTGGATTAATTGATTCTGGTGGTAACTTTTCAACATGGAATGTAAACACAGTAGGCGTTTCTTCTTACTTTAATGGTGCTCCTGGAACATCAGCTCAAGCTACTGCTGCTGGTGGAACAAATGATGAAATGCATATTATCGTTTTAGATGCTGGTGGTTTATTTACTGGTGTTAAAAATCAAGTATTGGAAGTGTTCCCATATGTTTCTAAAGGATCTGATGCAACTGATGCTTTAGGAAATTCAAATTATTATAAAAATGTAATTTATAATAATTCAAAATACATTTATTTTGTAGACTCACCAATTACTGATCCTTTATATTCAACATTTGGTAGGCCTTTAGCAAACACAAATTATGGAAGCGCAAACAGTTTAAATTGGTTATTGGTTGGTGGTTCAGATGATACTCCTTCTACAGCAAACACACAAACCGCTTATGGTTTATTTGCCAATGCTGATGAAACTAATGTATCTTTGGTAATTACTGGTGATGCTCCTGTAGCCACTCAACAGTATGTAATTGATAATATTGCCAATTCTCGTAAAGATTGTTTAGCATTTATTTCACCTCCATCAGCAAACGTTATTAATCAAGCTGGTAACGAAACGACAAACATTACAGCATGGAATACAGCAGTTGCTCGTTCAACATCATATGCTGTTGCTGATTCTGGTTGGAAGTATATGTTTGACAAGTACAACAATACATATCGTTGGGTACCATTGAACGGTGATATTGCTGGTCTATGTGTATACACAGATTCAGTTCGTGATCCATGGTTCTCACCTGCTGGTTTCAATCGTGGTAATTTAAAGAATGTTGTTAAATTAGCATGGAATCCAACCAAAACAAATAGAGATACTCTATATGCTCAAGGTGTTAATCCAATTGGTACATTCCCAGGTAACGGTACAGTATTGTACGGTGATAAAACATTACAAACTAAACCTTCTGCTTTTGACCGTATCAATGTTCGTAGATTGTTTATCGTTCTTGAAAAAGCAATTTCACAAGCTGCCAAGTATTCATTGTTTGAATTTAATGATGAAACTACCCGTGCTCAATTTGTTGGTTTGGTAACTCCGTTCCTTAGAGATATTCAAGGTCGCCGTGGTATCTATGACTTCCGTGTTGTTTGTGATACTACAAATAATACATCACAAGTTATTGATGCTAACCAATTTGTTGGTGATATTTACATTAAGCCTGCTCGTTCAATCAATTTCATTCAGTTGAACTTTGTTGCCGTCAGAACTGGTGTTGATTTCACAGAAGTCGTTGGTAAGTTCTAATAAATAACCACGATAATAGGAGAAAACAATGGCATTCAACGTAGCAGAATTTAGAGCGAATATGATTGGTGACGGTGCTCGTCCTAATCTGTTTCAGGTTACTTTAAACTTCCCAACAATCGCAGAAAATGGTGTAGCTGCCGGACAAAAAGCCACTTTTATGGCTAAATCAGCACAGTTACCTGGTTCAACAATTGGTACAGTACCAGTTTATTACTTTGGTCGTGAACTGAAGTTTGCTGGTAATCGTTCCTTTACAGATTGGACCTTACAAATTATTAATGATGAAGATTTCACAATTCGTAAAGCAATCGAATCGTGGATGAACGGAATTAATAGTCACGCTGGTAATGTTCGTACTGCTGGTGCTAAATCACCTACAGGTTATACTGTAGATGCTGAAGTAACTCAGTATGGAAAAACTGGCGACACATTGAAAAAATATAAGTTTGTTGGATTGTATCCACTTGATTTGGCACCAATTGATTTAGATTGGTCATCAAATGACACTATTGAAGAATATGGCGTAACATTCGCATATCAATGGTGGGAAACAGATACAACAAGTTAATCTATATAATTATACGGAGAGAACTACGGTTCTCTCCATCATGTTTTTTTGAATTGGAATAAAATACTATGGCAAATAAATTCTCTCTTTTCGGTTTTACGATTGCTCGGGACAAGCAGGAACAATCTGCGGAAGTTCAGCAATCATTTTCAGCACCAGCCAACGAGGATGGTGCTCTTACTATTACCTCTGCCGCTTATTATGGAACTTATGTTGACCTTGACGGCACCGCCAAAAATGATGTAGAACTTATCTCACGTTATCGTGAAATGGCTATGCAGCCAGAAATTGAATCAGCAATTGATGATATTGTTGGTGAAGCAATCTGCCAAGATGATGATGGTAAGATTATTGAAATCGTTTTGGACGATTTAAAACAACCAGAAAAAATTAAAAAAGCCATTAAAGATGAGTTTGAAACGGTAATGCGTTTACTCAACTATAAGAATATGGCTCAAGATATTTTCCGTAGGTACTATGTTGATGGTAGAATGTATTACCATGTTATTGTAGACCAAACAAAGCCAATGGAAGGTATTAAAGAATTACGATATGTAGACCCACGCAAGTTACGCAAAGTTCGTGAAATGAAAAAGACAAAAGATGAGCGTACTGGTGTAGAAGTAATGAAGGTAATTAATGAGTATTACCTATTTAATGACAAAGTTACTACAGGTAGTTCATCTAATTTTGGTCCTGTAGGTGTACGAATCACAACAGATTCTATTCTTGCTTGTGTTTCTGGCCTTATGGATGCACGCCGTGCCGTCATACTTAGTTATTTACATAAAGCAATCAAACCACTCAACCAATTGAGGATGATTGAAGATGCTACTGTTATCTATCGTATTAGCCGTGCACCTGAGCGCCGCATATTTTATATTGATGTTGGTAATTTGCCTAAGTTAAAGGCAGAACAGTATCTTCGTGACATTATGGTAAAATACAAGAATAAACTTGTATACGATGCCAACACAGGTGAAGTCCGTGATGACCGTAAGTTCTTGTCCATGATGGAAGATTTTTGGTTGCCACGCCGTGAAGGTGGAAAAGGCACAGAGATTACTACACTACCAGGTGGTCAAAACCTAGGTGAGTTAGAGGATGTCAAGTACTTTGAGAAGAAACTATACAAGGCATTAAATGTTCCTGTATCTCGTTTGAATCCAGAAACATCAGGTTTTTCTTTAGGTAGAAGTACAGAGATTACCCGTGATGAGGTTAAGTTTGCTAAGTTTGTTGAAAGATTAAGAAACAAATTTGCTGACTTGTTTGAGCAGGCACTCCGTGTACAATGTGTACTCAAAGGTATCTGTACTGACCAAGAATGGGAAGAATTTAAGAATTATATACACTTTGACTTTATTAAAGATAACAACTTTACAGAGTTAAAAGATGCTGAATTAATGAAAGAAAGATTGTCTTTGTTGGGTGCCGTTGACCCATACACAGGTCGTTATTTCTCTCAAGCTTGGATTCAAAGAAATGTATTACGTTTGAATGATGATGATATCAAACAAATGGATACTGAAATAGAACAAGAAAAAGAAGATGGTCTTGGATTGCCAGTT